CCGATAGAAGGTGCCCGGACCAGACAGGCCGCCTTCCTTGTCGTCGCCGCCGAAGCAGGTGGGGTCACTCATCGCGATCGCCAGGCTCCCGTCGGCGTTCGTGCCCTCCACGGACCACCCCACGTTCTTCAGGTCTTCGCCGGAGCCCGCCTGGATGGCCACCAGCGCGTCCACTGGGCCATGGCAGAGACCCAGGTCCATCCCGAGATAGTAGTGATACCCGGCGGTGTACGAGCGCCACAACCCCGTCCAGCCCATGCTCTTCTTGATCGGCAGGATGTAGTAGTCGCCGTACCAAACCACGTTCGGCGCCTTCAGGTTGCAGGTGCCCCAGACCACCGGCAGGTTGCGGCCTTCCTCGGCCGTGGGGACCTGGAGATCGCCCAGGGCCGACGCCGTGACTTTCGGCGCCTTCGCCAGCAAGCCTGACAAGATCACGCTGGCGACCGTGGCGCCGACATAGAGCGCGAGCATCACCCAGAACATCGTGTTATCCCACCCCGCCCGAGAACGGGTTCTGACCAGGGATCCATTCCCAGCCCATGAAATTCGGGCCGTTGGAGAACTTCGTGTCGCAGCCGTTCGCGCCACTGTACGTGCGGTCACAGCCCGCGTAGAGGGTGACCGCGTCGCCCACCGCCAGGCCGTTCATCGGATTGAGCAGCGTGAGGCTCGTGCCCACGTGGGCCGTCACCATGCGCCCTTCGACGCCTTTCTCCAGGGTCCCGGTGGCGAACCAGCCGTCCGGCTGGGTCGCCGCCTCCGCGATCGTGATCGTCACCTGGTCATCGCCGATGGCCAGTACCGTGCCGGTCACCGCCCAGGCCGCCGACGCCAGGGTGCAGCCGTCATCGAACAGCATCCGGTTGCACGGCCGCTGAAAGCAGGTCGACGCGAGGGGCCGTCGCAGGAGATCGGTATCCGGCGCACAATCCAGCTCGCAGGTGTCGGCCGTCGTGAATCGGCCGCTCAACACCCGGCCAGTGAAATGCGTGACGACGGTGTCGTCCGTCTCCCCCTCGTGCCCGCGGTAGATCACCAGCGAGAGCGGCGTCTGGGGAATGAACGCCACGAACAATTGAGCGACCGGATGCGCCGCCGGAAGGGTCACGGTGATATGGCCGCCCTTGACCTCCGCGTTCTGGGTCGTGTTCGTGCGGCTGAGGGCTTCGCGCGAGTACTCGGCCCCGTCATGCGTGATCTCGCGGTCCGCACTGGTCAGGCGCCAGGTCTCGGTCTCGGTTTCGAACAGGTACAGCTCGAACGGCTGCCCGCCGTATACGCTCGATTCTCGGCTCCAATAGCTCACAGGGTCGCCTCCCACTCCGGCTCGTCGCTCGTCGGGCCCGGCCCGTGCCGGCCGCGCCTCATCCGATTCCCGGTGGCCCGCTCCCCAACCCCTCGAATGGCACGTCCTGACACTCCAGCTGCACCTCGGCCACGTCCCGGCTGCTCCAGACCAGTTCTAGCTCGTCCGTGTTCAGGCGCACGAGCTGCAGAAAGGACAGCATGCAGGTGCCCGCCGGGATGGCCGCGTCGGGGTTCAGCGGGCCGTCGAGAATAAGGGTGTCCGTGGTGTCCCCCTCCATCGCGTAGAGGACGCGCCGGTAGTACCGGGCGCCGCTGCCATCCAGCATCGTGATGCAGAGGGCGCGTCGGGCCCCCTGGGGGAATTGGTAGGGGACGTAGCCCGTCTTCGCGATGGCGATCATGAAGCCGCCGGCCTCGAGGTCCTCCGCCTGGATGAGATCGTGCTGCCAGGTCGGCAGCCAGAACGGCGTCTGCCGGCCTCGCCGCAGCGCACCCCAGGCGCGGTAGGCGGCGATCTCGACGCGGCCGTTGAGCGTCCACAGGAAGCCTGTCGTCTGGCTGATGGCCACGCCGCTCCGATCGAGGGATCGGATCCTCCCCGTCTGGCCATCAATCAGTTGGACGATGCGCCTGTACTGCGAGACGCGATCCTGGAGGGTGTTCGGCTCGACCTCCAGCACGTCATACCCATAGACGATCGGCGGGTCGGCCGGCTCGACGTCTGGCGCCGCCGCACATTGGAACGCGGCGTCGAGTTCCCAGGCCGTCGGCGAGAGGCGCCCCAGGCTGGCGTCCCCCTCCCACCGCCCGATGAGGAGCGGGATCGCGTAGGTCCGTCCGTCGGCGATCCACGTCGCACTCAGCGGCGCCGTCAGCGTGAGGCTGTCGGAGGCCACGGTGAGCACGGTGGCCACCTCGGAGGTCGACAGGTCGCGCCACAGCGCCACGGGCCCGCCCGGGCGGAACTTCCGGTAGGTCGTCTCGCACGAGAGCGTGCTGGTGCCGACCGCGGCGTCCTCCGTGATCGGCTGAGCGTCTGGCCAGAACGGGACCCCGAAGACGTGGCTCTGCTGGCCGTACAGCAGGGCCTCGATCGCGGCCGCCTCCCGGCGGTCCGTGGGCATCACGCGATAGGCCAGGTGCGTGCGCGGGCGCGTGCGGAGCACGACGCGTTGTTCCTGCGCGCGGTAGGCGACCAGGACGTCGGTCAAGTACTGCGTCCGCTCGGTGAGCGGGTCGCTCCAGTCCGGGTCGACGCCCCACACGACAAGACTCATGCTCAGCTCCCGATCGCCTGCCTCATGGCCTTCTGGTTCTTCTGGGCCATCCGGACGTAGACGCGGTGGAATTCCGGGGTGGCCTCCAGGCGCTTGAGCAGCAGCCCCTCATCCAGGCCCAGGGTGGCCGTCAGCGCCGCGTGACTCGGACCGGCCGCCGGCGGGACATCCACGAGTCCGCCGTCCGCGTAGCGGGCTGCGTGCATCCGGCGCACCACCGGCGTGCCGAAGTTCAGCTTGTCCAGGTCCTCGCGCACGCCGGGCCGCCTCACCACCGCAGCCCGCACGACGTACTCGCCGTTGCTCAATCGCGCCGGGATGCTGTCACTCGTGCCCGTGCCTGGCCCGCGAATCAGGCCGCCGCCCGCCGCCGTCACCGATGCGGCCGGGACGCCCGACATGACGGCACTCGTCGGGAACGCTCCCAGGCCGATGAGACCCAGCAGCTTCTGAATCAAATACGTGGCGAGCATCTGCGCGGCAATCTGACGGAGGGATTGCACGATGGAGAGCGCCAGCCCCGCAAACGCCGCGCCCAGACTGCCGGCGCCTTCGATCCCGCTCGACAGCCAGGTGGAGAGTTCCGAGGTCAGCGCCTGCTCCACGTTCGCCTTGAACTTCGCCATCTCGAGCGCGGCCTTGTTACTGCTCACCGCCAGCGCGTCCACGCGCGCCGCGAAGTCCGCCGCCGCCTGGATCTGCTCGGGCGTGATGGCCGCGCGGACCATCTGGTCGGCGATCTGCCGGAGCAGGGGCAGGCGCTGCTGCTCGAGCGCCATCCGCTGCTGCTCGCCCTGGAAATCGAAGAGCGTGCCGGACTCGACCTGTTGGGCGATCGCCTCGCGCGCGGTGTCGAGGGCGTTCATCGCCTGCGTGGCCTGGCGCTGCAGCTCGTCGAAGTCGACCTGCTGATAGGCGGCCGCCCTGTAGGCCGCGACGAATCGGGCCCGCTCGGCCGCGGCGGCGGGATCGTTCTCCGCCCCCTTGTCCTCCGCGATCTGGCGGAGGGTGACGGCGTATTTCGCCGCCTGGGCGTCGACGGCCGCCTTCGCCGCCTTGGACCGATCCCCCTCGGCCTGCGCGATAGTCTTCTCGAAGTCGAGGACCTTCTGCTGCAGCGCCTCGGTTTCCTTCGCTTCCTCGCCCTTCAGCGCGTTGATCTGCGTCTGCACGTCAATCCGCTTGACGTCGACGTCGGCCTGGGCCGCGACGATCTTGGCCTGTCGTTCGTCCGGTTGTTCATCTTTGGCGAGCGGGGCTTTCGTCAGGGCGTCGACCTTCGCCTGGGCCGCGTCCACCTCGGCGTGCCCCTGCTGCTGCACGATGGCCAGACGGGCCGCGTAGTACTGGGCCAGCGATTCGAGTCCCTTGTCGTATTTCTCGCGCTCCGCGGCTTCCTGCTGCTTCTGGAGGGCGCTCTCGACCTTCAGCCGGGCATCGGCCTGCGCCTGTGCGAGGTCCAGCGCGGCCTTCGCGGCCTTGCCGGTGTCCGGGGTATTGCCCTCAGCGTCAGGTGTCTTCGGCTTCTTGGTTGTCGGCGGGGTCGCAAACAACGCGGCCACGCTCTTCATCTGATCGTCGATGAAGGCCTTGAACCGTTCAGTGAACTGGCTGTTGCCGGGCTTGTATTGATCCAGGTCGCTTGGGGTGAAGAACGCCATCGGGTTGTGCAGCAGGACGTGCCCGGCCGACTCCTTGAGGCTGGGCCAGATCCCCTTGATCGCATCCTTGGCGTATTCGCCGAAATGATCCCACGCGAGTTCACCCTCGTGGAGCACGTACCCGATCGTCTTGCCGACGATCATGAAGGCGGCCACGATGCCGCTGATGACGTACCCGGCGGCGGTGCCGATCTTCTGGAAACCGCTCACGCCGCCCTCGGCGGTCGCGTCCGTGATCGTGTTGGCCGCATTCGCGAGCTGGGGCGCCAGGCCGAGCAGGAACTGTGTCGCCATGCCCTGCGCCTCGGCCTTCAACGTGATCAGGCTGCGCTTCAGGTTCTCCGCGCCTTGCACGGCATCGTCGCTGAGGTCGAGCCCGAGTTTCTTGGCCCGCTCGCGCAGCCGATCGAATCCCTGCGCCCCCAGTTCGTCCATCACCGGCAGCAGGTCGGCGCCGGCCTTGCCGAAGAGGGCGATTGCCGCGCCGGTGCGCACCGTCCCGGGTCCCAACTCGGCCATCCGCTGCACGATCTTCTGCAGCCGCTGGTCCATGTTGAGGCCCTGGAGGGCGTTCGGGTCTCCGAAGAGCGCCTTGATCGCCCCCCGCGCGGTCGTGGCGCGCTTGTCGTAGTCGTCCATGGATTTGGTGAACCGCACCAAACCCTTGCCGAGCGCCTCCTGCTCGACGTCCGCGAACCTGGCCGCGAAGGCTAAGGTGCTGAGCGTGTCGCCCGTCAGGGCCGTCTTCTGCTGGAGCTTCCCGAGATCGTCTGCGAGCTCGATCCCGCTCTTCGCGGCCGAGATGAAGCCGGCCACGAGCGCCGCCACCCCCAGCATGGGGAGCAGACTCTTGAGGGAGGCGAGTTGCTTGTTGAGGAAGGCGTGGCCCTCGCCGGCCGTCCGGCTCGCCTGGGCGGTGCGCGCGGCTTCCGCCTGGATCTGTCGGAAGGCGGCCACGACCTCCTGCACGCCTTCGGCGCTCAGTCGGATTCGCACGTCCGGGGCGGCAGTTCCCATGGCTCGGGCTCCTCAGTCTTTCAGGACGGCCGGCCGCTCCGGCTGTCGGGCCTTGCTGCCGGCCTGGGCGCCGATCGCCCAGGTGATCAGCGCCAGCTGGTAGTGGCGCGCCGCGTGGCGCGTCAGGCGCGCTTCGTAGGCCGCCAAGCACTCGGCCAGGGGCCACCGGCTGACGGCCTCATAGCGATCGACCTGGTAGTCCGCCAGTTCACGGACCACCTCGCCCCACTCGCCGTAGTCCCTCAGGACCTCACGGCGACGGTCGGTCCGGCGCCGGCTTCGGGCTCGCTGGGCTGCGCTGGCGCCTTCAAAGCAGTGCGGGAAACACTGGAAGAGCGCAGCCCGTCGACGAAAAAACCGATCAGCAGCGACGCCACGAGGCTCTGCACCGCGGCCTTGTCCTGGGGATCCCGGAGGGCGCTCAGGAACGTGACCGTCCGCGCGGCTTCGGCCGGCGTCCACTGCTCATCGGGCACGGCCTCTGGCAGGAGCATGCACCCGAGCAACTCGAAGACCCGGCCGCTGTCGATCACCAGGTAGAGCAGCCGCTCGGCGAAGGCCTCGGCCGTTTCGCCTGGCAACAGCCCCTCACGCTCCGCCCCGATCGCGTGGGCCGCCCGGAGCGCGCAGAAATCGTGCTCGAGCGTGCTGTTGGTCACCACGCGCCAGACCGCGCCGCCAATGTGCAAGCGCTCCTCGGCCGGCGCCGCGGGCGTTCGTCCCTTCCCCATCCGATCACCTCAAGAACGCGGGGCAGCCAGCGTCCACCAGCTGCCCCGTCATGGATGCCGCCGACCCCCTGTGCCGGCCTACAGGCTGATCGTCCGGTAGTACCGCTCGCCCACCGGCTTCGAGGCGTCGGTGTAGACCTTGCCCTTCACCGTGAAGCTGCCGAAATCCTCCGTGATCAGGCCGAAGGCGCCATCCGGAATGAGGCCGACGATCCAGGCGTCCACCATGACGCGCGGGCCCGTCATCTGATTGGTGGCGCTGAGGTAGCGCAGGCGCCCCTTGATCGGGCCGACGGCCATGCCGTGCACCTCCCAGCGCCCGTCCTCGGCGTCGATCGCCGGGATGCTGCCGCTCCAGGTGATCGCCGTCGCGGCCACCGCCGGGTCGTCGCCGTCGTAACTCGAGAGGAGCCGAATCATCCCGGCTTCGGCGTTCAGCTCATACGCGCCTTCGTTGAGGGTGACCAGGCCCTGCTTCACCGCCGTGATGGTCGGGTTCAGCACCCCGAGGTCGTACCAGGTATCCAGCGCGACGTCCGCGGCCTCCGGCCCGACGCCCTGGTCCGCGACGGCGGGATCGGCGGTCTGCGTCAAGGCAAGATCCTGTCCCATCATCGCCAGCGCCACGTTCTCCTTGGTGTATTCGGTGATCACCATCGACAGCTCGGCGGCGTTCCCCACGGCGATCTCCGCGTAGGTGCCCTTGATGCCGTCCATCGCGTTCTTCTTGGTCTTGATCTCCGGGGTCGTGGTGATCTCGAAGGTGTCGACGTTGCCGAGGTGCCGCAGGCCCGTGCTCTTCCCGTCGGCATCGAACCGATCGAAGTACACGGAGCCGGCGCCGAGGTACAGATTCTTGGGGTCAGGTGTCGGTGCCATGCTGTGCTCTCCCTGCGCGTTGACTCACTGGTTAGAAGGTGACGATCGTGCGGGCCCGGGCCCTTACGCGCTCTCCAGGCTGCGGCGTGGCCGCACGTATTCCACGACGAGTTCCAGGCCGGCCTGGCTATAGTCGGCGGTGCTGTCGAGGTCGCCCGCCCAGTCGGTCGCGCCTTCCTCGACATTCACGACCAAGGTGCCGAGCGACGGGTCCGCCATGACCTGGTCGTAGGCCCATGCGCGGAGGGCTTCGTTGTCGAGGTCGGTCCCCGCGCAGCGGCATTCGATCATCACGGTCAGCCGGCGCCGCGCCCCCTGAAACAGGCGGTTCCGCCGCTCGTAGCTCGGCGCCGCCTCATCGTGCACCGGGTAGACGGCGATGTGCTTCAGCGCGGCATCGCTCGCCGTGGGTCGCACGCGAGAGGCGGTCACCGTGAGGCCAGTGGGGGCGCCCGTCGCGTCCATCAACGCGGCGATCGCCGTCACGATCTGGGTGACGCAGGTGTCCGCCATCGTTACGTCCGCTGCAACAGCAATTCCACAAAGGCGCTGCCGGCCAACCGGCGCAGCACCGTGTAGTCCGCGGTCCAGCCATCCGGGCCCGCTTCCGTGAGGCTGACCGACGCGCCCTCCGCAATCCCCGGGAAGTCGGCCGCCTTCACGGTCGCGACCTCCAGCTGGAGGACCTGCGGCGCGGCGCTGCCCGTCACCGGCCCGACCTCGGCGCGCAGATCGTAGTAGCACGGCCGCGTGACCGTGTCCATGGTGATGCTGTGCGGCGAGTCCGCCAACATCACATCCAGATCCGCGCTCTCCCCCGGAAACGAATACGCCACGCCGTCCCCTTACTTGCCGGCCGCCTTGACGATCGCCGCCAGGAGGTCGGTCTTCGACTTCGTGACGTCCAAACGCAGGTGCAGGTGCGTCCGGGCGTAGTCCACCAGCTGCCCCTTGCTCATCGCGGACAGATCCACCGCTGGCGCAGCAACCGGAACCGCCGCAGCCTGCGGCGGGGCGACCGGCACCACCGCGGCCGGCGTCGGGGCCTCATCCGCGCTGCCCGCGCAGAGCGAGAGCACGCCCCGGGCCACGAATCGCGCCGCCTCGAGAGCGGTCAGCTGAATGGTCTGGCCGGGCTCGAGCGCCTTGATGCCCTTGAGCCCGCGCAGTCGCCAATTCGCTCGATACGT